CCTGCAACCGCGGCATATGATGTTGCGACTGGTGAGTTTAGTGCTAACATCGGTCCTAATGCTCTTAAAGCCGGAGACCTTGTAGAGTTTAAACCAGGCTCAATCGTATTTACCTGTGAAATGGACAATAATGTTACTGAGCATCCTGCGCCAGAATCACATCACCCATTCTATAAAAAGCAAGTAGTTATTGACCGTGTTGAAGGCGAAACAATTTATATGAACGTTGGTGGTATTGCAGATGGCGGTGGTGTTCACACATTCGTCAGCGCAGCAACTGATGCTATCCAAGCTGAGAAAAGACATCCTGCTTGGAAAAAACCAGTAACAATTACCGCAAGAGACGCGACATCAATTACTGTTAATGTTGGTGAGTCAAGCGACACATCAGTACACACCTTTGTGTCAGCAACAACGAATGCTATTCGTGAGGCTGGAATGTGGACTGGTAAGTTTACTCCACAAACAGCAACATACAACCCAATTAGTGGTGAAATGGAAATCACTATTGGACAGCACGATTTACCAGTTGGTAAATGGATTTCAATTGCTCCAGAGTCAATGGTATTTAGCTGTGATGTTGGTGGCGTAACAGGTACTGATGCTGCCCCACTTTACGATCACGTTGCTTATAACGAACCAGTAAGGGTAACTGCAGTAACTTCAAATACAATTACCGTTAACGTTGGTAACGCAAATGGACATGCCAATAACCATACATTCGTAAGTGCAGAAGTTGATTGTATTGATTCAAACGCATTATACTTCTCAGATCCAGCTAAGGTGCTTAAATCATATACACCTACTGACTCAACATACGATCCAGTATCAGGTGAAATGATTATTACGATTGCTGGGCATGACCTTACAACTGACGATCATATCGAGCTTAATCCGTTAAGCTTCGAGTTCAGCTGTAACACAGGTATCGTTCCATCTGTTGGTACTGATTTCCATCCTCGTATCGGCGATAAGGCATACAAATTACCGCTTAAAATTTCAGCTACCACAGCTAATACGGTAACTGTTAATTGTGGTGACGCCGGCGCTTATGCAAATACCCACACATTTGTTGCGGCTGATCCAGGCGCTGTTGTTAAGGTAGGGGCAAGCGAACAAGGCACATATGCTAGACGTTCATTACAGAAAAACAAAGGTTACTTACAAGCCGAGATTTCCGCGTGGCTTAACGATAATTACTTTATCTATGACAAAGATAAGTGCTCAAGAGACACAGGTTATATCTTAAATGCAGTTGCAAGAGACGTGGCAACCGGGTCTAACCTAAATGCGGTATATACAGGTATGGGTTACCGTATCGGTACTGTAGGTGCTGATAAAGTAATTAACGAACAGCTTACAGAAACTGTTGGTGCTATCACATGGCTCAAAGGTAAAATGGCGACTGAAGTCTTAACAGACGCAACAGCAATTGCCCGCTCAAATGCATCCTTTGATGAGATTATTGACATCATGCAAAACGGGAATGCTTCAGCTGACGATGTTGACTTCGGTACCGTTGCAATATCTGACGATGCATTTAAAGCTCGCCAATCACTTCAAATTAACAAACAGTTTATTCAAGAAGAAGTAATCGCGTGGATGACAGCAAACCATCCTGGATTTACTTATAATGTTGAAGCTTGTAAGAGAGATTTAGGCATCTTCCTAGATACTGTTGGTTGGGATGTACAACATGGCGGAAACGCGGCAACAGTCAATAACACAAGACTTTATTTTGAAAATGCATTACCAGTACTATCTGATAAAGAAATCGTTCCAACATCTGGTTCATATGATTTCGTATCAGAATTAGCGGGTAAAATTGTACGCGGCGAAGAATTTACTGCTCTTTCATCTAACACCGCGGTACAATTGGTTGATGCTGCAAACGAAGCATACACTCCAACCGACGCGACATACGATCCAGTAACTGGTGAAATGGAAATTACAATTGGAGCTCATACATATGCTGCTGGTGATAAAATTACTATTGACCCAGAAGGTATTACATTCAGCTGTGGCTTCGGTGGTGGCGGTGTTGATTCACATCCAAATTCAAATGATTCATATTTGCGTAAACCATTTACGATTTCATCTGTAACATCTACGACAATCCTGCTTAATGCTGGGGCGGCTGGAACCAATACAGATCCACATACATTCGTATCAGCAACTGCTCAATGTGTCAGATCAGCTAATATGGCAGAGTCTTATACGCCTTCAAACGTTGCTTATAACCATAATACTGGTGTTATGACAATGACATTAGGTAACAGACACCTATTTGAAAAAGGTGATTATGTTATCTTTGATGAAAACGCAATTACCTTCTCTTGCCCGACATCACCAAGCGATCCTACACCAATTAATATTTCGCACCCAAGACCGACTGATCCAATCTTTAACAAACCAGTTAGAATTGACTCAGTAACAGAAACAACTGTTACAATGCAGGTCGGAAAAGCTGGTGTTGATAAGGTTCACACATTCGTGAGCGCATTGGTTGGCGGCGTAAGAAGATCCCTAGATGTAGCAATTGCAACTAAGGTAAAAGACTTATTCACAACAATCGCTGAAACCATTAGAGAAAACGATGGTACAGTTGCTGCGGTAATGGAACCAGTATATGCACTTCCATCTAATTACAACGCGACAATTAAAGCACAGTCTGAAAAAATCCTAGGTCAAAAACCTAAGTATCAAACAGAAATCATTGACTATATTACAGACACATACAACGGCCTAGCATATAACATCGCTAAATGCCCAAGAGATGTCGGTTATATTGTTGACTCTGTATCAGAAGACTTGGAATATGGCGGCGATAGTGCAACAATCTATAATGCTCGTTATTACTTTGAAGGCGCAATCAACGTACTTCCTCAGTATCAAAGAGAACCAACTAGATTAGCTTGGGAACACCTTGCTGATGTTATGGAAAAGGTTGTTACAAATACTGTTCATGAGCCAATCTTCGGTGCACAATTTACTCCGACTGGCGCCGTATATAACCCAGTAAATGGTATGATGGAAGCCACAATTGGTTCCCACACATTACAGGTTGGCGATCACGTTTGGTTTAAACCACAAGGTATTACATTCAGTTGTGACAACGGAAGCGGAGTACAAAACCACGCATCACCAGAAGCGCATCACAGATTCTATAACAAAGCATGCCCAATTATTGGTGTTACCGGAACAACTATTACGATGTGGGTTGGTAATGCTGGAGCATACACAGGAGCTCATACATTCGTAAGTGCGCTATCTAATGCAATTAGTGAAATCACTGGTAACCTTGAATACCAAAACGTTTCAGGATTTGCTGCTGATGCTGCGACTGGTACTGAAGCTAAGAGACTTACAAATGTAATTTCTGATATCGTTGACGACCGTTACGTAATCCCAGACTACACAGGTTCACTTGATATTACTCAGAAACCTGAAACAAGAATCCTAGGATTACCAACAGCTGACACGGCTAACGCTCCTCTTATGGATCCTGCGCGAACATTTGCTCGTAAAACATTACAGTGGAACAGAGCGTTTATCCAAGAAGAAGTTGTACGTTTTGTACGCGATAACAACTATTCATATGATGAAGACAAATGTGCAAGAGACGTTGGATTTATTATTGACGCGGTTGCAAGAGATGTTGAAACTGGATCTGATTATCCTTCCAAATATTACGGTAGAGCTTATCGTGTAGGTACGGTTGGTGCAGATAAAGTAATCGAAGAGCAATTAGCAGAAACTATTTCAGCTATTGAATATGTAAGAGATGATATTTTACCACGATTAACTGGCACAGCTCTTACAAGAGCAACACAAGCCTTTACTAACGTTATTGGTATTATGACTGATGGAACAACCGGACTAACATATGCTAGCTTCGGAACAGGTAACATCGGTAATACAAACGCCAATGCTACAGACGGCTTACAAGCTAACAGACAATTCTTACAAAAAGAAGCATCAGCATGGATTAACTTACAAATCGCTAATAACGCAGCTGGTTTTGTAGGATTAGTATACGACCAAGCTAAATGTGAAAGAGATATTGGATTTATGATTGATGCGGCATCATTTGATATTAGACATGGTTCTAATGTTGCGATGAGAGACTTTGCAAAACTTTACTTCGAAAACGGAGTGAATGTTAGTTTACCGGCAGAACAGAGAGCTCCAACCGCAGCCGCATTTGCACACATCGCTGATATCGCTGAAAAGGCAGTATTGAAACAATCAATTACTCCAACAACTGGTAATGTCCTTACGGCAACTACTTCGTTCGGAAATGTTGTCGGTCAAACAGGTGCTGATGTTGAAAACCTTATCCTTATTGTAAGAGATATTATTGCCGAAGATTCGTTAATCAATCTTCCACAAATACAAGAGGCACAGGTAAATGCTGGTGCGGCTCAAAACTATAACGAAGCTGCTTCAGTTACAATTATCAGAGATCGTAAAGCTCCACTCGGTGCCGCGGTTGTACAATATCTTGCAGACAACTTCCACTTCCTAGAGTATAGCGAAGAGCGTTGCCGCAGAGATGTTGGTTATATTGTTGATGGTATCAGCCATGATATTCAGTACGGTGGTAACACTGCTACTCACGGAAACGCTGAACTTTACTTTAAAAATGCTGTTAACTTATTACCAATGGATCAGCGCAGAGCAACAAAAGAAGCATTTACCCATATGGCAAAAGTTGTACGTTGGGTAACGCGTAACGAAATGGTACCTCGTAAACTTGGCCGTCAATGGACTCCATCTACAGCCACGTACGATCCAGATACCGGAATCTTTACTGCAACACTTGGTGCTAATCATAACCTAAATGTTGGGGATCACGTATTAATCGCGCCTGAGAGTATTGTGTTTACATGTACCTTAGATGGTAACGTGGCTGAACACCCATCGCCAGAAGCGGGTGACCCATACTTCAACGCCCCAATGTATATTACTGCAAAAGATGCGACAACCATCACAATGCAAGTTGGTAAAGTTCCTTATGGTAAAGGTGGCGGAACTCATACATTCGTTAGAGCTTCTAAGAATGCTATCACTCACGTGGCAGGAAACCACGTTAAACAAGAGATGCCAACCATCGCCGCAAGAAGAGAAATTGCAAATGAGGCAATGGAACTTGGTATGATGATTGCAAATATCGCTGATGACAATGACGCAAGCAAATTACCATCCAGAAGAGATCCACACATTGCTTGGATTGAAGCTGATATGTTAGCTGCTAAAAACGTTATTGATGATAATTCCACAATGATCGCAGATGAGTTACAGACTTATATCTACGAAACTTACAATGGTATTAGCTACGCCAAAGAGAAATGCCGCAGAGATGTTGGTACTATGGTTGACGCGCTATCACACGATATGAACTATACAACTAACTGGGCATCCCTCAGAACTGCTGAACTTTACTTTGTAAATGCCACTTCAATCTTACCGGCAGACCAAAGACAGCAGACAGCAACATTCTTCGGTGAAATGGCTTCACTCGTATCATTAGTCACACAAAGAGCTGCGGCAAATACTGCGCTTATGAGCCATACATCAGTTGTACAAGATATAACAACACACGATCCAGCAACAGCTGTTGAAGGTGAAGAAGCTGCTGACCTAGTAAGAATTGTTGAAGATACAATCAAAAGAGATAGTATGGACGGCATGCCATCAGTTGTCGAGCCTGATACTTCTTGGGTTGACAACAGTAAGGTATGGGCTGCGAAACAAATCAATGATAACCTTGACGAATTGGCTGACGACGTCACTCAGTTCTTGAAAGATACATTTACAATTATTGATTACTCAAAAGCAAAATGCCGCAGAGACGCTGGTTATATCCTAGACGCCATGTCTTGGGATCTTAACTATGGTGGTAACCTTGCCACAAGATGGAACGCAGATTTCTATTATTGGAATAATGAATTAAGAGTTCCAGAAGATACAAGAGTTGCTACAGCTCAAGCTTATCGTCAACTTGGACGTATCGTAAAAGATGTGGTAATTGGTGAGTATCCAGGTCAAAGAATCCGCTCAGAGCTTGGTACAACAGTACAAGCAAAACAAGCTGATGATTTAGGAATGATCCTTTATAATGCTCTATACTATAACACACCAAAAGCTCTTGGTCCAACAATTGAACCTAACTTTGCGTGGGAAACAGATAAGACATTCAAATTTGCGAAAGACCTTTTATCTAATAACAGAACAAGGTTGCAAAAGGAAGTTCAGAGATTTATTACTTCTGAATATAAATTTATTGACTTACCAAAAACTTATCGTGACGCTGGTAACCTACTTAAAATTATACAAAACGATTTCAGATATGTTAACCCTGCGGTTGCTGTTTCTGGATTGTATAACGAAGTCGGTGCTGGTGCTGATAAGGCAACAAGATCGTTTGCGGCAGCGTTGTTTAATATTAACGCTGAGCATGTGTTCCCAGTATTTAATCCACCAGAAACATTTGCTGATTGGAGAAAATTACGCTTTAAGGGAACTGTAGTAGATGCGGCAGCAAGAGACGCGTTGACAGGAGTCAAACGTTGGGAAGCTTATATTATTCCAGTTAATAATAATACAAACCGCTACGTTGGTGAGATCTGGTACTGGACAGGAGTTACATGGGCAAGCGCAGGAAATAATAACACAGACCTGTTATATTCCTTCTATTCTGCCTGGGAAAAGATGCGAGACTATATAAATAACAATATCGCACCGGATCAAGAACACAGAAACATGGTAACCGAATTGATTGACAACGTACTTATAGACTCAGTAATTAGGCCGAACTTCTTGGCATTTGGATCACTCGTTGAATCCATTGCTCACCAGTTCAACGGTGCCTCAGCTGGTGTTAACAGAAATGCGTTACCACTTAACTTTAGAAACATTGGTGCAGCGATTGGTGCTACTGCTTCCGTACTTTCGGAAAACGGTGGTAGAATCAGATGGTCAGGATCAGACGAATTAAACAACCAGTACTTTGCAAGAGGACTGCGAATTAACGGTAGAACGGGTCGAATCGAAGGACGACCATTTACTTCATCGGTTCGTAAACTTGCAAGACGTGCATCTAACTCAAGGGCATCACTATAATGGCTATTACAACGATTAATACAACTCAGGCGCCCGACGCAAAGCCGGTCGCCAAATCCTTTACATTATCTACTAATTGGCAGACAATGATTGAAGTTCCAAACTACGAAGTTCCAGAGCTAGTGTTTGGCGGTTCAACAACAGTAGAACCGGGTGTTGGTGAAGTTATTTCACCTTTAATGCTCTGCAACTTTACAGCAAATACTGTGGCAGTTGATGTTCGAACATACAGATATGATTTAAATGATACTTTTTGGATTGTAAGAAATATGCAAATTCCTGCGTATGATACAGTCCCGCTGCCGCTTAACGGTCAGTTCTTTAAATCTGGTGATTTATTAGAATTAAAAACCGATACCAACTTAGCGGTTGACGCGACATTGTCGTTTACACTCGGTCAGTCTGAGGAGGATGACGTATAATGCCATTTAGATCACTTAGTGGAAGCCGAATAATTGGGCAGGGTACTCCGCAACCAGTACCTATACAATTAGATCCAGCTCCGTATAAAGGTGCCCTTGCCTTTGGAACGGATAATCTGGTATATGTTTCCTCCGGAACAGCTTGGAATGCAATTGGTGCGGGAACACAAGGTACAACAGGTATCCAAGGGGATACTGGTAACCAAGGTGTGCAAGGTACATATGGACCTGGTTTTACAATTATTGGCTCGGTACCTGATGTTAATGTAGACCCACCAAATGACGAACAACTTACTCTCAACACTGCATTCCCCGGCGCCAATACTGGTGACGGTGTTATTGATAATACTGATGATGAGCTTTGGATTTATGACGGTGCAACTTGGGTAAACTTTGGATCATTCCGTGGTGTGCAAGGTTTCCAAGGCGTACAAGGTCTACAGGGTTTTCAAGGTACTATTGGTGAAGAAGGTATTCAAGGTTCTCGCGGTTTCCGTGGT